TCCTCCACCTGCTCCACTTCTAGCACCACCAGCTCCACCATTACGACCTTTACCTACAATCTGGTTATTGTTAATAATTTTAATGGTGTCACCTGAAGTCCAACCAGAACCTGTAGTTAGTCCAGCTGACCCTGTAGAACCTACAATAGCTTGTACGGTTAAAGTTACATCAGAATTACCTGCTGAATATGAACCGCCTCTGTTATTGTAGATATTGTAGTTTTGTGTAGTTGATGAAATAGTAAGTGCAATAGCTACTCTATTAGTAGAACCATAAAATTGTGATATGGCTACCGCACCACTACTAGGAATAGACCCACTGTCTCCAGTTGTACCAGATGGTACGTTACTACCACCAGCATAATATTCTGACATTGAGATTGGATTACTACCCCCAAACTCTGTTTGAATAGCTGATAATGCTAACGACCCTGAACTTGGTATTGCCATCTATTTTCCCTTTTTAAGTTCGTCTATTTCGGCTTTTAAATCTTTTATCGCTTCAATAAGAAGTCCGACCATATTGCCGTAAGCAACTGATTTAATCTTATCTTCTGAATCATCTTCTTTTACAACTTCTGGTATTATCTTTTCAACTTCTTGAGCTATCACACCCATTTGTTTTTCACCATCAAAGTCAGTTCTGTTAAAAGTAACACCACGTATTTGACATACTTTATCTAAAGCATTAGGTATTGTTTCAATATTTTCTTTTAGTCTTTCGTCTGAGAAAGCAGTAACATCGTTATTAAATGTAGCCGCTCCAGCAGCTGACATATCAAGTGTTAGTGCTGTTATCACACTACTGTTATCAACACCTTTAAAAATAATGTCTTTGTCATTAGTTACTGACTTAATTACGAAGTCAGTTGATGAATTAGTTAGCTCTGCTATAGCAACACCACCATCATTTATTTTTACATCTCCACCATCTGCGTCTAAAATAATATCTCCAGCTACATCTATTGTTAAATCACCTGAACTTAGGTCAATCTCTGTGCCATCAATAGTTATATTATCTACTATCACACCAGCGTTTGCTGTGACTGTGCTATTGAAACTAGCAGCTCCTGCTTCACTCATATCTAATGTTAATGCTGTTATGTTAGCACCGCCATCATTTCCTTGAATAATGACATCCTTGTCAATAACTGCTGACCTAATGGTCAGGTTACTACTATCCATGTTGATTCTGCCTACCTCTGTGCCACCGTCTTCAAATGAAACATCACCACCATCGGCATCTAAATTAATATCACCAGCAACATCTATCAATAAATCACCAGAGGATAAATCAATTTGAGTTCCATCAATAGTTATATTATCTACTGTTACCCCACCGTCTGATTGTAAAGAACTTACAGCGGTAACTGCATCAACAACATTAGTGCCGTTGTTATAGACCCACATAGTTTTACCTGATGGTACTCCGATTCCTGAACCAGAAGGAGTCTTAATAGTGATAGTATCAGCTGTGCCATTGTTAACTAAGTAATTCTTTTGTATCGCTGGAACAACTAAGTTTTGTGCCCCACCTGATGTACCTGTTAAATTAAGTCTCAGATGACGAGCTGATTGTGTTGCATTTGAGTTTGATAAAGTAAGAGTTACTGTACCACTTGAAAAAGCTACATCTACAGTACCTACGATTGCTTCTTCTAATGCTGTGCCTAAATTAGTGTTAGTAGTTGTACCCCAACTACCTGATTGCTCACCTGTATTAATTAATTCAATTTTTAAGTCTGAATATGAACTAGCCATTTCTTTCTCCTATTAGCTTGATTTACCTGCTAATGGAACACTTGTAACGTGAATTTTGGTGTGTTGCTTCCCATTCCACGTGGCACCACAATCTGAGCAAGTCCCTGATTTATACTCCTCTGCATCTACACTCATTCCACAATTAGAACACTCTAGATGTACTTCATATTTACATTGTATTATACCATCATTTAATTTTTTTGCTTCAATTATCATGCTGCTATATCTTTCCAATTCGGTGTTTGAGATGTATCTATTAAGCCCCATACTAATGTAAATCCGTTCGTTTCACAAGTGCCACTAACACCTGTAAGAGATACTGTAGCTCCTCCTATTGCACTTGAACTTCCAAGAGCCGTAGTAGCTACTAATCCTGTTACAGGTACGGTATTGCTAGTTGTTTGAGTTACTGTACCTAGAGCACTTGTTCCAGCTACACCTGTAACTGTTATGTTTGCTTTTGCAACTGTGGTTACTGTACCTAAAGCACTTGTTCCAGCTACGCCTGTAGTTGCTGCGTTTGCTTCTGCTACAACTGCCTCTGAACCTAAAGCACTTGTGCCTGCTACTCCTGTAACTGCTGCGTTTGCTTCTGCAACTGTAGTTACGGTACCGACAGCACCCGTAGCGGCATTACCTAAAACTTCACCTGATTTATCTCCAGTAACAAGAACAGAGGCTAATGTAGTAGTCCCAGCTACACCTGTAACAGATGCACTAGCACCAGCACTAATTGTAGTGGTTCCTATAGACCCAGTTGCACTAACACTTACAGAGCCTTCACCATAAGCAAGAGCGTTCCAACTGGAGCGTCCCCATCCGTCTAAAGGTACTACTATTCCTGCCATATTAGTTTCCTAAAGGGTTGTCATTAATAATATCGTAAACTTTAGATAGTTCTCTTTCCATCCAAGCAGAAAGTTTGTCTTCCATATCTCCCATTTCTACATCCATTTTCTCAAAACTTTCCCAAACATCATCAATATTATCGCTATTAAACTGCACTCGTTCTTCAGTTGTAGTTAGTCTATCATTTAGTGTACCTGTATCACTACCAGCTACTTTACCTTCCATAGCCACCAAACGTGTGCTTAGGTCTGACATCCACCATACGAACCCACCTGCTGCTGGAACTACTGATAAGACTATCGTAAGTAGCACTGCTGGTGAAAGCATCAATGTCTTGCTCATATATCATCTCCTGTGTTAATAACACTGTTTCTTGAATTGTAATTGTTTCTGGTATAGAGGTCAATGTAAGTAAGTTTATAACGCTTATCTGCCCCAAGTTATCAGCGTTTGTAGTAGGTTTTTGAACTTCAGCCACAACTTCTGACTTAGTAGTTTTAGTTGATTTATTCTTGTCTGGGGTTGTTTGTTTTTTCTCGACAACTTTTTTCTCTTTGTCACTTTTTTCTTCTTTTTTAACTTCTGATTCACTTTCACCTCCGTTTGACTCTGATAACTCGCTGTCATCATTTGTTTTACTCTCTGGCTCTGCCTCTTGTTCTGAGAGTTCTTCTGGCTCTTCATTTTTTGCAATCTCCATATCTTCCTGCATATCAGGTTCTTTTAATTCTTCTGGGGTTTCTATCTCAACCATCTCTGGCTCTAATTTAATAGGCTCTTCAATATTTATTTCAGGTAATTCTTGAATCTCTTGAATTTCTTGAGTTACCTCAATTTGAGAAGGAACCTCTATAACTTGAATTTCTACAGTAGGTACACTAATAGGTATATTTATATTAGCTATTGCTACAGGTACATCTGTTTTTATATCTGTAGGTATATCCATGTTCATATCAACACCCATGTCCATATCACCTATCTCAGGAGTTAATTCAATAATTGGTATTTCAGCTATTATTTGAACATCTTGGATAAGGTCTAGTGTTATTTCAGTAGACAAATCAATACCACCAACCATATTTTCTTCTGGCTTTATTACTTCTATTGGTTTAATTATTTCTTCTTGCTTTATAATCTCTGGTTCTATAACAGCGATAGGCTCAACTACAACTGGAACTACGTAAGGTTCATAGGTAATAGCAAACTCATAGTTATCTGTGATTGGTCCAAGCCATGAGGTTGAATCACCTGTGTCTACACCTGACAACTCAAAGTTAATTGTTACATCACCAGTAAGAAAGGTATCATTGATAGACTTAGTAAAGGTGTGATGAGTCCAACCATCTTCGTAGGGTACAGCAATGACATGACTGGATATCTCTGTGTTCGTACCATCAGTAAATGTTATGTTGGTTGTAATCGTATCATCAGCACCAGCAGTACACCAACCATTGGGAGTATTACCACAACCATAACCGTTATAAGATACTGTGTATGATTTGATTTGCTTATCTTCTTCTATACCAGTCATGCTAACTAACTGAGATATGGTAGAAGTTTTACCCTTAAATCTTACAGTAGGGCTGTTACCTGCATCACTATAACTATTAGCGTCCCGCTTAACATTAGAATCAGATAAGGTCCATCCATTAGTATTCTCGTCAAATGTATTGTTATCTAGTAGGTTGTCCGAAGTAGTCGTCTCGGCGTGGCTTACCAATATTGACATGCAAGACATTAGGATTGCCCACAATATTATTGTTCTCATCTATTATTCCTAGTTCTATGTATTTAGCTTTCGCTTCTTTACCCACTAATCCATCTATAGGACACGGGCTTCCTGCAGCCAGCATGGCTGTAAAAACTCTATTGTCTTGGCATAAGATAGCCGTAGCTGACACCTTAAGTCCAAGTTGAGCAAGACTTCTGCTGAGTTTGATTCGTTCACAATTTTTGTCAACTACGTGTATACCAGCTGACGCATTAAATAATCCTGTACCAATAGCACCTGTCCTTACGACTACACAAACATCCATAGCACCACCAATAGAAATAGAAGGTGAAATAGCTGATGCTGGCGGCTGGTCTTTATAATATATATTTGAGTCCGCAGCGTGTATTGTAGCTGTATGTACAAAAACTATTACAACTATAGCTATAAAAAATAAACGCTGCATCTCCATTAGTTTATATATTTAAGCTATACGTATGATTGCATTTGAAGCGTCAGCTGCAGGAAATACTACTGTAAAGTCTCCTGCTGTAGATGTCTTATCTGCACCAAAATCTAACACTGCAACTGCTTTGTCACTTTGTGTGTCGTTATAAATTAACGCACCACGAGCTGTAATTGTAGCTGTAGAAAATGTTAAATCATTAAAATCTAAAAACGCTGTAGTTCCAGATGATGTAGGAGCTACCGCTGTAAGTGCTGCACCTGCTGCTGTATATCCTGTTCCTGATGCTTCACCAGAAGTTGTATATGCTGTAGTACCAGCACCTAAAGAAGCTGATGAAGTATATAATGCTAATTTAAAACTATCAGCGTTCGTATTACCACGAGCCACTGTTGTACTAAATGCATGAATACCATTCAACAACTCAACTTTAAATGAAGTACACATTGCTTGAGAAATTGCCATTTTATATCTCCAAAAGTTTAGTTAATTCAGAATGCCCTGCCTTATGCAGTTTATTCGCTATAGTTGTATGATTAGACTTTATAGCCTGTTTCATATAAAACACTAGAACTTGTCTAATGCTATCTTTGTAAGCTAGAGCCTGCTCCTTTAATAAAGGATTAGCCTCATCACCTACATAAATTATTTTAGCAAGGCACAATTCTGCTACTTGCTCAGGTGTCATCCCTCCGTCTGATGTAGTAATTACATCATAATCAACACCTTGTAATAGTTTTGCTTGATTATCCATTTCTTACGGGTATCCTCTCTTGTCCACTTCTATAAGCATCACGTCTATTTTTACCATCACCTAAGTTTTTCAATAACTGCATAACTTCACTATACCTTGCTGTGTATTGAGTTACTGTATCTGGGTCTTCTTTCATAAACGCAGCTGCTTCCAGTAATGCACCATAAAACAATGCAGTATCAAAGTTGTCCCCCAACCAAGTATTACCAGCAGTAACAATGCTTTCTGGGTAATAGTAATAATGTAACTCAGCACTGTAATTAGCATCAGGTGTTGGCCCCAATATCATTGTATTATCGTCAAATATACCATAATATTCAGGTTTTCCATAGAACCCTGAATCAGTATCAGGGAACGACTCTCTCACAAAGTTAACATCTTTATTCAAAAGATAAGTGTATTCGTTGTCAGTATTTATAACAGCAATACTAAACGTAGATAACCAATCACTAGGTAAAGAAAAATATTTATTACCAGATGTCATTGTGCCTGTTACATTCTTACGTAGGTCGGGTAACTGCACAGTGTTATGTATGCGTTGCTCTGCATTTTGAATAAAAGTATTAACATCAGTCGTACTATAGTCATTCTCTGTGTACGATTTGATTGCTGCTACTAACTCAGTATAAGTCATTATGCCATTGGTCCTCTAGCTTTAGTTCCTTTTGTAGCTGCTCCGTTACCACGAGTAACCACACCTTCAGTCTTTACATCCTTCTCAGGATAACCACCTGTATTAGGTGTAGCAACATTTTCAGGTTGCTTGTAAGTTACCTTAGCTCCTTTTCTGTCTTTGTTCATCATTTACTCCTAAGTTGTTGTAATAGTAACCAACCCTATTTGTCCGTTACTTTCTAAATTATCTACTAATCCCTCTAATTGTAAAGGATTATTGAGTCCTACAGGGTTAAACCCATATTGATAATCTCTTTGCTCTTCTAAGTTTTTATCAGGTCTTGGGTCTTTTACTGCTTGAGGGTCATCTACAGGATACATACCTTGCATGTTCTGTGGATGGTCTGGTTCCCAACACTCCTTACAAACTTTTATATTGGTTTCTGTGGTTCTTATAAATAAGTCTTTTAGTTCCTTTAACTTATATTGAAAGCCACATCTGTCGCACTCGGCAATCGTATGTTTTGCTGAAGCGTATTTACTACTCATTTACTTTTTCCTAGGTTTAGTATGACCATAACCTTTTTTCTTTAAGGCTAAATGTTTAGCCATGGTAGGAGCTTTTACACCCTTACCTGTCTTTTTGTCATACATCATATGAGGTTTAAAAGCTTTTTTAACAGCTTTCTTTTTAACTGAACCACCTTTTTTTGCTTTAACAACTCCTTTACCTATTAAAATATCTCTTTGAGTTATTTTGTTATTACCATCAAAATCAGGAAACTTCTTTTCAGGTTTAGTTGTTACTCTTTTCTTTATAGGTCTTCTAACTGATGGCTTTCTCCTATTAACTAACTTTTCTGCTGATATATATTTTTTACCTTTTATATCTTGTGGCATATCTTCTCTCCTATATGTGCTGTCTACGAGGTGCGAGTCTTAGAGTAGCTTTATCTCTATCTTCAGTTGAAGCTAATGTCCACTGCTCTTCGTACTCTTGTTTCAAAAACTGTGTTCTATCACCTGCTTGAGGTATTTTTAAACTTAAATAAAATGCAAGTCCTGCAACTAAACAAGGTAAAAACCTAAATGGTATATCTTGTGTGGTAACACCTGTGCCTGCATCTTCAATTCTTTTGAGTGCCCAATAGACAAATGTATAGCTGTTATCTTCTGGAGCTGGCCATACATTTATATTCGGTTGTGTTGCTTGTCTGTTTATCCATACCTGAACGGGTCTACCTGTTGCATTCTTATTAGGTATTGTTCCGTAAGTAGGAGCTGATATTCTATTGATGTTAATATCTTGTTGGTTAGTACCTGTACCTGTCCTAATAACTTGCTCAATCAAGTCAATCGTATCAGTAGGTAAGTTATAGGTAATAGTTCCTTCAGTAAGAGATAAGCTACCCTCTTCGATAGTCCAAAGATTAACACCTCGGTTAGCCCACTCTGCAGTAAGTAAGTTTAGGCTTCTGCGAGCAGTACGTAAGTCATACCCTGTACGCATCTCAGCACCACATCTTTCAAATGCTTCTTCTACAAGGTTGTTTAAATCTAAGTTAAACGTTGTTGTTCCTGATGTCGCCATTATGTTTTCTTCCTCTTTGTCCTTCTAAGTGCTGATACTCTACGTGGCTTACCAGCTGGTTGCCCAAGTCTTTTCTTTTGAGCAATACGTTTTTTCTTTTGAGCTGCCGTCATTTCTCCTGATGTCTTAGGAGTCTTGCTTGACACTCGTTTACTAGGTCTGCAGTAAGGTGTACCACGTTTATCACCTTTCTTACGACCACAGGCTTTACCTGTCTTAACATCTTTCCAGTCTTCCTTAAACCATCTTTTTAAAGCAAGACCTTTTTTAGTCTTACGGACAGCCACTATTTTTTACCGCCTCTTTTCTTTCTACACTTGGCAATAGCACCAGAAGCATAAGCACTTGGAAAAACTTTATATTGAGCTTTCACCTTATGATAACACGCATCTTTGGTACTACCGCCTTTCTTAAAAGCGATTGGTTTAATCTTACCCATACCTCTGCATTTCATCATAATTACTTTTTCCTTGCTGCTCTAGTTTTACCTTTTCTTGCTATACCATCAATTTTACATTTTTTAACTTTACCACCATGCTTATATTTCTTAGCCATACCGCCACCCATCATTTTCTTAACTTTACCACCATAAGCCATTTGACCCATAGTTC